GCCCCAATACTTTCGCATCGCTGCGAAAGGCGGGAGTTTGCGGTAACTATAGAGATATTCCATAGATGCCGTAAACCGTGCGTCTTGACCCCTCGAATACTCACAATAGAGTATGTTGGGGTTATAGACTAACGCTTCAGTGTCCTTAAATAAAGTCTCGCTGAAGTGCGCACGCTGCTGTACTTGGCCTTTTTGTCTAAAGGCCTTTGCCGCTTCGTTTGCACAGTGACTTCCCTGCTGAGATATCGTAATGATATCTCGAACGGCAGGTTGCAATGCAAACTCATTCGTCAAATAAAGCGCAGCTAGATTTCTTGAGGAATCGTCAAAAGTTTTAACTAAATAAGGGAGCTCTCCTACAGTAAGTTCCTGGAGAGGCCTCATTCCCTTTTGACGAAGCAATACACCACGAAGGTATCTCATGTGTGAGCCAATTTCTCGGATGTTAATCCGAGTGGCAAACTTCATGATATCACGGAAATCTTTCAGCTCAAAAAGAAAATTGAGCATCGAAATCCGGCCTTCAAAACGAGGTGTCATTGTCCTCAACGCACGAGAGCGGGCTGCGTAAGCAGCCGCCCACACTGAACTACCGGTTTGCTGACCGTATAGAACAAAATTACGGTCAACGGTAGGCGCGGTCAAGGGTTTGATCACGTATGGACTTACACTAACAATCCATGGACGTGTCGGATGCTCGTGCGTCACACCAAAGGGGTATTCAAATCCCTTCAAGGTGACGTTAGTACAAGCATTATACCTTGGTCGCTTCAGCTCAGAGGATGTAAAGCGCTGGTATCCTTCAAAACCAGCGCTATACAGGGAGAACGGAAGATTAGCCAACCTATTGCCAAGTGAAAATTTGGCACGGATGTACTGCTCTTCCTTACATGATGGTACAGCGGTAGTGTTTGTTATACTACCACTGCCATAAACCATCTGCCTACCTGTTTCGATGCCGTAGTCAATCGGCAACGTCCTCTGTTTGTCAATCATCTGGTAAATCTCCTTTGCAGTTGGAAATAATTCATTGTCGGCTCCCCCAC